TTGATGCAATTAAGCAATGGTGGAACAAACTATGGAGTAAGGTAATACAATGAAGGATATTATTAAGATTATCATTGATTGGCTTAAGACAAGAAGTAAGANTACTCTGGTAGCATTGACATTNATAACACCACTTGTGGTATATATTTCAGTGCCATTACTATTTAGGGTAAGATACAATACAAAGGATATTGAAGAGTTGAAGTCTAAGGTAGAGGTAATGAATAAGCAGCTTGATAATCTATATACTAGTGTAACACTTTACAAAGTATCACATTTAACCTCTGTAGTGAACTATGTAGATAATGCAATTACAATAGCACAAACTGAAGTTCTACTTGAGGTTAAGACTGAACTTGAACGTATTACCGATAAGTCAAATACTAATAATCGGGATGTGCAATCTGAGCTTGATAGGTGGGAGAAGACAATAATCAGGAAGAACAAGATTGATAGCACTAAGGTAAATATGAAGATGAAATAAAGTTAGGAGGAGTGTGTTATGAAACATAGAGTTATCATTAAATGGGCTATATTCTTGGTTGGATTTATCATTGCTGCTATAAATTATGTTAATGCCGGAGTATTTGAGCTAATTATAAAATCTGATGGTTATCAGCAACTTGCTGGTATTGGAGTAATGCCTGTAACAAGTAATGCCGGTACTATTGAAGATGGTATTTTAGCTTTAGGATTTATGCTCATCTATTCAGCATTGGGTGGCATAATTTCTGTTATGTCTGCTCAGATTTATTTGTATATTTGTGAGGTCATAGGTATTAAACCTAATCTCTACAAATTCTTAACGGGAGAATCTGAAGATGAGCAGACTAACAATAAAAAGAGTAAAGATAAGAAGGCTAACTAAGATTTTTATATTAGCTTTTGTACTTGGTAGTGCAGCACAGATGTTTAAACCCCTACATATGGGGTGGCTATGTCAGATACTTAACTGGGTTGCTTTGACAGGAATCACAGTATCTGTTATAAGTGAGGTTGTAATTATAACCAGAAATAAAAAAGAGTAAAATGTTATGGCTGTATTTAATATTCCTGGCAAGTGTAATACTTAAAGCTTCAGGAGATGCACTTAAAGATGGTGCTAAGTTTGCAATCAGTACAGATACAAGATATAAGCTGTCTGCTACAGGACATTTACTTGTAGCTATCTGTATAGGATTACTTGTATTTGCTACTTTAATGCCATCACTTGGGATAGATGCTCTAAGGTATCATAATCTCATCTGGTGGCTTCTATTTTATGTGCTGATACATTTCTCTCTCTTTAATCCTGTATATAACATAACAAGGATGCTTATGCCAGGAAGTACTATAACATCTATCTATTATTCTGGGAATACATCAGTATTTGACAAGTTTGAGAATAGCCTGACAGAGAGGTTCAGAATACATCCAATGTACATATTCTGGATAAGAGTAGTAGGGAATTTCTCTCACGTCATGCTTGTTATACAGATGTTTAACTCATAAACTATACTATTATGCCAGTACTAAGTTCTGCATCAAAGCAAAAGCTTGCTCAATGCCACGAAGACTTGCAGGCACTATTTAACACAGTAATACAGTATTATGACTTTACCATAGTGTATAGTCATAGACCTGTAGAAGAACAATTTCAACTATTCAAGTACGGGAGAAAGCTTGTTAATGGTGTGTGGGTAATAGATGATAAGAGTAAGGTTGTGACATATTGTGATGGCAAGACAAAGCTCAGCAATCATAACTACTATCCTTCCAGAGCTATTGATGTGGCTCCTTACCCTATTGATTGGACTGATGACCTATCATTTGCATACTTTGCAGGTAAGGTAATGGAGCTATATAGAGTATTAAAGAAAGAAGGAGTTATCAAGTCTAACATCAGGTGGGGAGGTGATTGGAATATTAATGGTAAGACAAAGGATGAGAGACTTGTTGATTTACCACATTTTGAAATTTATTAAATTCAATCATTATGGCAGTATTACAATTTTCAGCTCAGGAAAATATAGGATTAATCGCAATATCTTTTACAGATTTGAGTGCCTGGGGTACTCCGCCACTACCTGCAAGGAATGGTCTTAGTGGTGCTGTATCTATAGTTATTGACGTATATTTNCTTGATGGTACGCATGTAACAAGTCCTACGATAGATGTAACTACCCAGGTAGTAAATAACACACTTATAAACTATCAGATTTTAGCATCAACTATTAACTCTACATGGACTACTCTTCCACAAGGTGTATATTACATAAAGTTCTCTTATTCCACTTATATGACTGGTGGGATGGTGTATGTTATTTCAACAATAGCCAGTAAGATTAACTCTCTTGCTACTGAGTTACCTACACTTTATGATAAAGTAATTCATAAAGTAAGTCCTTATGATATAAATGAAGCTGCTGAGAAAATGGTTATTTACTATCTGTGGAAGGCCATGCTTTACTCGCAACAGGCACTTGCTTATACCGGAACATTGCCTAATCCTGTAGAGCAACAGAATGTACTAAGATATATCAATACATACTTAGAATCTAAAAATTATTAATTATGGATTTACTAAGTTATTTTCCTAATATTGACAGAGGTAAAATTACAACTACAGTAGCAGCAGATAGTACTATGTACACTATGATAGCTACTAAAATGCCTACCTTTGCGAGTAGAACAGCTACTATGTTATCATTTGCATCATATCTACACGATATCACAGCTACAAAGTTAAACTTTGTATGTACTATGCAGATGATTGATGCCCTAATAGACTACTACACAAATAGTAGTATGTCAGAGGATAGTGCTAGAGAACTTAAAGATAAATTACAACTAATACTTGAACTATGATAAAAACTTATGACGTAGTGTCTTTCCTGCTAATACTGGTATTAGTAGTCTTGCTTGGTAATAGTATGCATGAAACTTATCTTGAGAAAAAAGCTCATGCTGTCACCAGGCAAAAACTTGAAAGAGCTCTGGATACTATCACACTCTATGATGGGCAGATGTTGCTCATGTACAAGAAGTTACAAAGTAAAACTATTGAGTTAGTCAGCTTAAAGAGAGAGTTAACCACATTAAAAAAGCATCAATATGTACAGGATACTATTAATCTTAGTCTTGATGATAGTACCGCTTTCAGGCAAATCACAGAGAGATACAATCATTAAGGTAAATAATCATGTATGGTATTGCTTTGATGGGCAGACTATTGTACAAATAAATGCAGATTTACATCGTAAGGATTATTGCCTGCAGAGAGAGGTATTATTAAACCAGCAGGTTATGTTATATGATAGTCTGCTTAATGATTGCACAAAGTTACAGGCTCTTACTACTGCAAAGAATATAGAACTATCAAACCAAGTTGACACTATGAATGTCGCAATTAATACATTAATAAGAGACAGCCTTATGCAAATAAAGCAATATAAGTCTAAAGCTACAATATATAAGCTCACCTCAGCAGGATTATTTGTGTTACTTGTAATATCAATACTATGAAGACTAACATTTCACTCAATGAAATAGCATATGGATTCAGGGAGTTATATAGAGCTAAGTTTAAAGATACAGACTCTCCGGACATAAGACTTGTTAAATACTGGGTGCAGGAAGTAAGAGCTAAGCTTATCAAACAAAAAGTTGATAAGCTTGGTATGTTTCAGATAGATGAGGTATTTGTACAGTCAATACCATCTACTCTGGAAAGAGTAAGTAGTAGTCAGGTGAGCTTTGCTGGACTTACTCTTAGTACCATAGACCCTGATATTTATCTCTACAGGACAGTACGTAATATACCACAGGTTATAGAGAAGCAAGGTACTGCTGGTGTATTTACAAGAATAGGGCCAGAAAGAAGCTCACTTGGATATCTTATATTACCTTATGGACAGTGGCTTACTGCGGGTTATGGAGCTTTCAACAGGCAATTTGTGTATGCTACTTACTTAGATAGAAGAATATATCTGAAGTCAGGTAATCCTTCCAACCTTGGCTCAATCACAGCCATAGAAGTACGTGGAGTATTTCAGAATCCTGTAGAAGCTGCTCTGATTGCTAACCCTACTTACACAGATGATGATGATTATCCTATCAGTCAAGCTATGGTAGATGATATTTATACTATACTCATGTCTAAAGAGTTTAAAGCTACTTATGCTCAATTTGAAGATAAGACAGCTAATGCATCTAATGACCTTAGTGATGCTGGTACAAGAACCATTAAACAGCAGTAGCTATGCCTAAGTTTAACTATGCTCCTGAGATAAAGATTAAAGACCTGTATAAGTATTACAAGGAGGTAACTAACAATCCTGTATCAGCATCCCTGTATGGTAAGATACTATTTGATTTCTTCGCAAAGAAGATGGATTATATACTTCATGAAGGGGGCATATTTCACATACCAGCAGGTATGGGTATGATATGTGTAACTAAGAATAAGTTTAATATTAAACTTGATGACCAGGGCAACGTGATGAAGGAAAGGCTACTGGTAGATTGGAAGAAAACCTGGGAATTATGGGGTAAGCAATATCCCGGTAAAAGTTTGGAAGAGATTAAGAAGATAAAACACAAAAAAGTTGTATATTTGCTTAATGAACATACTGACAGTTATGTATGTGCTATAAGATGGGTAAAGGGTCATGCTTTTCTTAGAAATAAGCTGGCATACTCATTCTTACCCATGAGAAGGCATAAAAGAAATTTAGCTAAAATAATAAAGTCTAAACCATCTGTAATGCTTAAATATTATGAAATCAGATAAAATAAAACGAGTGTCAAGTGAAGATACTAGAGTGTCATACTCAGTAAGAAAAGGAGATAGAAGTGCTGATATAACCATTGAAAGTATAGAGAATGGCTATCTTGTTACTGTCTCAGAGTGGGATGATAAGAAGATGCGCAGCGATACTAAGAAGTTTTTCTCAAAAGAAGACCCATCAAGTAAGATTGATGGACTTAAATCTCTTGAAGAGCTAAACATAGATAGTATGAAATCTGTATTTAATAGCCCTATTGTTAATGCTCTGGAAAAGAACACTAAAAAATAAAGAGTATGTTAAATGGTAAGTATGTAGAAGTAAGTAGAATACTTGAGAATGTATCAAGGGACTTTGGGTTTCAACCACAAATACAGGATGTAGTTGAGTGGATATGGACTATTGTTGGGTTGATTGGACTACCTGACAGTTTATATGATGATGCTGCTCTCATTGAGATAGAGAACTATAGAGGTGCACTGCCTGCTAACTTTTATGAACTTTCAGGAGAAGGAGCAGTCAGGGATTACTATTCTAAAGAGCCTCTTATATATATGACCAACACAGCTAACTTACTTGATGCTAATGAGTCTGCTGGAACTGTTGTATACTCGGAACGTCTTGGCATACACAAAGATGAAAATGGTGTTGAAGATGATGTAGTACTTATTAATCTTGTAAATGCATCATCCAATGAAACTAACTCTTATAAGATAACTGGAGATTATATATACACAGGATTTAAAGAGGGCAAGATAGAGATACAATATAAGGCATTTCCTGCTGATGCAAATGGGCTGCCTCTTGTACCTGAAGACCCCCAGTATATACGTGCTGTTACAGACTATATAGGCGAGAGGATGGCATTCAGAGCTATGCTAAGAGATGAAATTTCAGAGAGGAAATATATGCTAATTAAACAGCAATATACTTTCTCTATAGGTGCTGCAAGAACTAAAGGGCTTATGCCATCTATTGATAAGATGGAAGCTTTGAAGAACAGGTCTTACAGACTAATTAATACTAACACAGAGCATAGAGGTTCATTTAAATATATGGGTGACCCACAGCTATTAAGACGTATCTAATATGAGTACTCCTGTTGTTAATACTTTCAGTGGTGGAATGACTAAAGACTTATCATTTAATAAGTTTCCGAATGATAAGTATTTTGATGCCTTAAATCTTCGTGTGCTGACTGATAAAGAAGGAGGTACAATATCACTTGTTTCTGCTAAAGGTAATCAGATTGTTACATCCTTCTATGGTCAGCTATTTGGCTATTGCTCTATACGTGATAACCTGTATTTATTCTATGAAAGTGATGATATTGGATATATAGTCAAAGTAGATATGTCTAATTATCAGTTCACTACTGTATATTCTTATTCTAATTTGTTTGGGGGTAGTGGATATATTAGTGCTGTTGGAATTTATGAATCTGAGAATATACAGAAGATATATTGGTCTGATGGAAGTAATCCATTGAGGATGATTAATGTAGCAGTGGATAACTCAGGAAAAGTACCTGATGATTTTAATATCTTACCTGCTGCCCCCATGGTGCCTCCTTATATAACAGGCATAACTACAGGCAATCTCAAGACCTCTATGATACAGTATGCATATAGATTATATGTAGAGCATGGCCAGCAAACTGCATTTTCTCCCGCAGGAAATATTGTACATATCACAGCAAGTCCTGATACTAATACAGAAAGCTACTATACAGGCTCAGATATAGACACATACACAGCTAAAGGTACAGTAGTTAAAGTGTATCTTTATAGTATGCAATTCAACAGGATTGAGCTTGTAGCTATTCAATATGAAAGGCAAGAAGAAACTCCTACTATTCGTATAGTTGAAGATAGAGCTATATTACCCAATAGTTGGTTGGTACTTACATTTAGAGATACAGGACAGAGTTTTGGTACATACAGTACTGAAGAATTTATGATATTAGCAGACTCTTCGTTTACTTGTGGTACTTTGAAAGTAAAGGATAATATTCTCTTTGCTGCTAATATAACTAATGAATCTGAACCATCCTTTGATTTTGATGCAAGAGCATATAGTTTTGACCATCTTCAGTATCTATACCTATGGAGTTCTGATGGAAATGAGTTAATCACAGGGCATGTAGGTGGTTCTTATTACCATTATAAAAACTCTTCAGGTGCTCCATTTGACAGAAGCCATACAAACTATACCCTATATGCTACCTACACATCTCTATCACAAATACCTGCAGACTTTGATTGTGTAAATACATTTAATAATATTACCAGAGATAATATAGATGCTACATGGTCTCAGTTTCAAATGGATGGTACTACCTTTGGGGCTGAAGGACCTAACATTAAAATTAGCATAGACGTTAACTCTAAACCTATAGGTAATTACGATAGCACATCCAAGGTAACATCTCCTATAGATTCAGGTACATCATTCAGGCAGAGCTATGCTAATCCACTCTGGCAGTCTTATAGGTCATTTCAACCAGGAGAGGTATACAGGCTTGGGCTGGTAATATATAGAAATAACAGGCCATCTCCTGTTAAGTGGATTTGTGATATAAGAATACCCGAAGAATCACAAATAGGTCCATTATTTACAGTAAGTAATGGCACTATCTATGCTAAGGTAGTATCTATGGCTGTATATCTCAGAAACTTACCACTGGGAGGTTCTGCAGCGCAGGTTGTTATGGTAAAGAGAGATATGCAGAATTCTACAGTACTTGCTATGGGTGCTATGTATCCTACACTAGTAAGAAGTGATATACCAGGTGCAGCTAATAAGGTGCAGATTACACCTGTGATTACAATGCCCACCAATGTAAGTACATCTGTTGTTAAGTTTGTTGCTCCAGAGATAGTATATGGAGCATTCACTCCAGCTAATGGAGACTTCTTTAGATTTAAATCATATTTTAGTGGATATCAATATTATACAATCAATTATAATTCTACACTACGTGGTTACTTAATACGAAATGGTGCTACAAGTATACTTGCCCAATCTTATCGTGTTGATATAACTCCTACTGCACTTACCTTTATGACTCAACCCGAGTCTAATGATTATACATCATATAATGTAGGCAGTGGTATTACTAATCTTGGTGTAATGGATGCAGGTTCTGCAAGAACTCTTGCAGGCAGTGGTATAGCTGCAGCTTTATCATCAGCTGACAATAGTGCTCTTAGAACATTATGTAATGCTATTAATAACTATTATAATGTTTTATTTTGCTCTTACAGAAGGCCACTGACTAATCAATATGGTGGTAACTCTTATACAGCACGTCAGTTTAATATATATACTCCTGTACCTTTCACAGGTATTGCTATAAATTATACTTTCTGGGGTATATCAAACCCAGCTCCACAGTATAATACTACAAGTGCTTATACACAGTCTGGATTTATAGGTATAAATGGAGACACTTTTGCTGGTATGTTTGACTATTTAAATGGTTCATATGATACCAGTCTGTCTGTAAGTAATAGAATTATGTATGTTCATCTATTTCCTACATATAGTAGAATAAATCTGGCTCTTACCTCAGGAGATATATTCACAAGGTCAACAGACCCACTTGCTTATGCAGTGAAAGAAAAAGCAGGAGCTCAGGATGCTGGTGGTGATTTAATCTACACGCAGAATAGAGATTACTATGTATATAACACAGTATTCTCTCAGATGCCTTCTTATCCTTATTTCTTCCCACAGCGAGATATTAGTAAGAACTATAAATATGATTCAAGGATTAAGTTCTCATCTAAGAAGGTTGCGGGAGAATTAAAGGATTCCTGGTGTAACTTTAGACCAGGTAATTACAAAGACCTTGATTCTATGTATGGCTCTATTAATGCTATGTTGATATTCAAGGGAAGGTTAATAATCTTTCAGACCAATGCTGTAGCAACAGGTGCTGTTGATGATAGACAAATGGTATCTCAGGATTCAACATTTGGGTCTGTAACAATAGGTGTTGCACAACCATTACAATGGATAAACTATATAACTACAGAGTATGGGTGTAAATATCCTTATCAGGCAATAGCTACGGATAATGCTGTATACTGGATAGATATAAGAACAAAAGAGTTATTAACATTTGCTGGAGATACCGGGGTGTTGTCACTATCTAAATCTCTGGGTATGCAGAGCTGGTTTGATATTATGAATCCAGATTATACCATGTTGGCACATGACAAGAAGCTTAAGGAAGTGTATATATTCAATAATAACGTAATTACTCCAACTACTGCAAAATCTTTAGTATTCTCTGAGTATATAAAAGCTTTCTCAGGATTCTTAACTATGTACACAAGTACCTGGTTCATACAACATCAGGAAAAACTATTCTCCACAATTCAATATAATATGTGTAATGGACGCTCTGGTGCTCCTAATGAACAGATTGGGTTGATATCCTGGAATACAGGCAACTACCATAGTTTCTATGATTATGTTAGACCTGCAACACTTGACATAATAATATGTCCTGCTAACACTAACTCATTTAGAATGGATGTCACAGAGTTCTCTACTGAAGTACTTAATGACAGCTCTGTTCCCTATCATAATATGACATGGACTACTATGAATGTGACTAACTCCTATCAGAATACAGGTATAATAACATTTGTGCCTGAGAACAACATTATCAAGAGATTTAAACTATGGAGATTTAATATGTTCAGAGATGCAACTACAGACTCTCCGAGTATTAAAGATAGCTATGCCAGGATGCATCTTGAATTTACTCCTCCAGATGTTGGATGGTCTATTAAGTGTAATGATATACAATCATTAGTAACATTAAGAAGGCAATAAGGAAAAATTTTATTAATTTTGACAAAACTTTCATATTATGGCTACTCCAAAACTTATTCAATATAAAGGTCAGACACATGATGGTCCTGATGGAGGAATACCTGTTGATTCATATGGTAATCCCGCTGCTGTAACAAATAATTCCGTGGCTGCACAGGTTGAACAACCTGAAGTAGGGTATAAGAAACCTGATGGTTCTACCTATGTATTCTCTGATAAACTCAAAATGCCCGGTACTAATAAGAGCTTTGCAGATATTGCTAATAATATAAAGAGTAAATATAAGCTCAGACTTGGCAAGAACCAGGAAAGATTTAATGCTATTGACTCTGCAGCTATGCAGAAACAACTTGATGAGCTTGCCCTGATACAAGAAACAGTCAAGGGTAATACTACTCTTATTAATGATTATCAAGGTAATACAGCTAATCAGGTCACACAGCAGCCTTCTCAAGAAGATATAGCAGCTACTCAAATGCAGGGTGCTATGCCTGAACAATATGACCTGGGTGGGTGGTTTAAAGACCATAAAGCAGGTGTACTTGGTGGATTAGCTACTCTTGGTGGTGTAGCTGCAATGTTTGTACCTGGAGGGCAGCTTATTGCTCCTACTCTTATTAGTGGTGGACTCGGTGGTATAACTGCAGATGTACAGGGTTCTGCAAATAGAGCAATTACTGAAGAACAAGCTAAGAATCAAGAAATTCAAAATAGAATGTCTATGATTGATAAGAGAATACAAACACAGGCAGCTCCTATGTATAATCCTATTATGGCTCTTGGTGGAGACTTAGCTGAGTTTGATACAGAAGAAGATGCTATTAAGAAAGGATATATACCCTGGGGTAAGACTGGTATTTACATTAAGCCTTCACGTAGAGGTACATTCACTGCTGCAGCGAAAAGAGCTGGCATGGGTGTGCAGGCTTTTGCAAGGCATGTACTTGCTAATAAGGACAAATATTCTTCAGCCATGGTGAAGAAGGCTAACTTTGCACGTAACGCAGCCAAGTGGAAGCATGAGTTAGGAGGCCCAATACAGGCTAGTGGTATTATGCAACATCTTGCTGATGGTGGTAAGATAGCTACAGTAGGTAGAAGGGAAGAGCCTGGTAAACTTCCTAAATATACAGACTTAGTTAAGCTATATGGTCCTAATCTTGAGAGAATGCCTGAGAATGAAAAAGAAGAATATGCCAGAATGTTAGGTAGTATAGTTGGTACTCAAGATAGTGATACACACATGTCTCTTCCAATACGTGAAGGTACTGCTAATGTGCTATTTACTGAACAACGAGCTACCCAACCATATATACAAGCCCCTACTTCTGGATTAGACCTGATAGGTATTGACCCAAATACAGGTAAAGCTATTACAACTGCAAGGCAAGCTCCTGTTGCAACACAAGAATATGCTAATGCTCTGTACGAAATGGTAACAGCAGGTATGCTCCCTATAGAGTATATTGCTTCCCCAGAGAAGCGCCGTGCCATTGATAAATATCTTGCTCGTAATAATNTGAATGTTGATGAAGCTGGTAATGTTACTTATGGTCCTGATGATAAAGGTACTTACACAAATACATTAAGATATGTAATGTCATTTCCACAGAACCTTGCTACTTTAAGAAAATATGTAGAAGCTACAGGTGAAGGATATGATTTACTGAGAGACCTGGAAAGTAGAACACGTGCTGCTGATGAAGCCAATAAGGCAAGAAATTATGTTGAAACTGACAGGATATTGAATAATTATCCTATACCATTTTATAGTAAAGGAGGTAAAATACCCAAGCTTGAGCCTGAAGATGCATCTACAAGTTCTACAATTCCTACTGATATAGCTCATGCATGGACTAATCCCTGGCCTACTATAGCAGCTTCAGCACTAAACCTTGGATTAGCACTTGCCTCTCCCTCTGTGAGAAGGGCTGGCAGGATACCTTATAGAAGGTATGCTCCTGCTGAAGTAAACCTTGGCAATCTTAAGAGAGATATTATTAGCTCAGGTAATGATGCAGCAAGAGCAGCACAACTCTCTTATGCAGGACTTGACCCGGCTCTTCAGACAGCTGCAACTATAGCAGCTAATGAAGCTGCACGTAGAGCTACTATTAGTGGATTAACACAAGCAGCCACTCAGGAAGGAATATTTAATGCTCAAGCAAGAAATGCTGCAGCTCAGTTCAATACACAGCTTGCTGCACAGACAGATTTNTATAATGAGATGTTGAAAAAGCAAGCACTTGAGCAGAAGTATGGCTTATATAGTAAAGCTGCTCAACCCTGGATGCAGAGAGCTCAAGATTTGGCTCTTATGGAAAATGATATTATTGCTGCTAACATGAGGGCACCAGACTATTATATGGCTGAGCAAGATGCTGGTAAGGGACCCTTGTATAGAATGTTCCATAGACCTGTGTACTATAGAAAGTATAAAGGCAATTAATATACTATAACATATGAGAGGATATAATCCATACTTACTTNATCGGGNGTATTCAAATCAAGCTTCTGCAGATGTAGGTGTAGAAGTGCCTGCGCTCTATAATCCTGCTTTTGGTGATAAGATTACTGAAGCTATAGCTTACAATCAGGAACGTGCTGATAGAATAAATCAGGCTATTGCTGAGATGAAAGCTAAGCAAGCTCAGGAAGTAGCAGTGTCACAATTAGATGAAGCAGTAAGGCAAAAAGCTATTGATGATATTAATCAGCAATACAATACCATTATGGAGAAGCATGCTAATGACCCTTCAGCTGCTTATACTGACCTTGTTAAGTTAGTGGGTAATGCATGGAACAGTCCTTTCTGGATGGCTAACAGATATAAAGCTAAGCAACTTGAGACAGAGCAATCTCTGGCACAGCAAGGGTATTTGGTCTTTAAGTCTATTAAAGATATACCTATTGCTGACCCAACCACAGGNAGGATAAAATCATTTGAAGAGTTAACTCCTCATATTGAAAAAGCTAATGACTGGGCTGCCAGGCAAACTCAGATTGTGGATGATGTGTTAAAGACTGAAAGTTTTGATGGTCCTCTACCAACTCCTCAGGAGNTACAAAAACAAATTAAGGCTGGAGTACCGTGGGTAAGTATGCTCAAGACATCTGGTATATTCACCTCACAGGTAGCTAAGAAGTTGGAGGGTATGATAAAAGAATATAAAGCAACAGCCCCTGAGCATTATGACCAGCAAAAGCGCTGGTACATAAAAGAGTATAAAGAGTTACATCCTGATGCTTCAGATGATGAAGCTGCAGATGCTGCAGATGATAGGATATCTAAAGAAGTTGCTGTTAAAGCAATGAACAGGGTATGGACAGCTACAGATAGGCAGGTACTTACTATACCCAGTGGATTTGGTACTTCTAATGAACCAAATAGTCCACCTCTTGTACCGGGGCCAACAGTAGTTCTGAACTATCCTCTTTCTTCATTGTCTAAGGCGACTAGCTTAAAAGATATGATTAAAGTAATGGAAGNTAATGATGTAGAAACTAAAGAAGCTGCACGTCATGTCATTAACCTTACTCTTGCAGACCTTAAAGATGACGCTGATGTTAAACCATTCATTGCCTATGATGATAAAGGTAATATAGATATTGACAAAACACTACGTAATTTGCATTATTCAGCAGTGCCTCAAGTTGGACATTATAACGAGGGTCAACAAAGTATGATAGATGTAACAGATATGCCTACTACTGAGGTTGATAAGAAAAACTTAACAGTACGAAGCTTAGATAATGCAGTAAAGAAAGTAAGGGATGCACTTACACAAAAAGCACAGTTTTTCAAGCGTCCTATGAATTTCCAGGTGTATATGTTACATCCTGCCATATCAGATAATGCAAATAACATTATTAACACTTATGTCAGAAACTCAATAGATACTCATAAGGTGGAAATAGTTGGTACTGCTGATAAANATTCAGAAAAGCTTATGAATCCTAAGAATAGAGAAAATCTGCTTGTACTGGGTACTAAATATAAGCCAGCTGCTGAAGATTTAGGTAATGCACGTATAGTAGGATTTACTGGAGACTACTCAACAGGCATAATCTATTATGCTAAGACAGATAACAATACTTACTTGTTAAGAACTCCAGATGCAGCTGTTAATGGTATAGCAGCTAAAATGCTTGGAGATGAAGCTGGTACAATATACCTTGCAAATCGTGCATATGAGCANTTNAAAACAAATGCAAAAGACCCACAAGCTAAATATTTAAGTGTAAATGCTCTCTTTGGTGATGAACACTCAAAGAATGCTCTTAACATATTACTTGCACAGACAGGTGTTCAGCTCGATGCTGATGATAATGCAGAGACTTTATTCAGAAAGATTAAAGGTGCTGAAGTAGCAAATGCATTTAATACAAAATAATTCTACTATGAGAAAATTTTCTATTGACAAGAATGTTTTAACTGAAAATTATGCTAATCCCACTTCTATTACACCTGAAGAAGCTGCCAACCAACCCCTACTAAGTACACCCGGTCAGATAGGTTATACTTATGAGCAACTAAAAAGGTATATACCAGGACTTGTATCTCCCTATGATTTTCAAGAACAGCTTGGTATTTATCAGCCAGCATCAAGTAAAGTACTTAATGGTATTGGTAAGATGGGTATTACAGCTGCAGCTACCTTCAGTGATGCTTTTATTGGCACTGCAGTAGGACTTGTTAATATGGTTGGTGGTGGTAGCTTTACAGATAATCCTTATAGTAGAGCTGTTAATGACCTTCTCGCTAAATCAGAAGAGTGGCTTCCTAACTATAGAACACATGCAGAAGAGAATATGAACTTATTACAGAAGTTAGGCACTGCTAACTTCTGGGCTGATACTATTATTAAAAACACAGGCTTTGCACTTGGTATGCTTGGTGCTGCCCTGGTAGGTGATGAACTTGCCTTCTCCAGGATATTTGGCGCATCCAAGCTGGAAGGTCAGATAATGAGAGCTCTTGGTGCTTATGGTGATGATGCTGTTAAAGGCATTAAGGCTCTTGATGGTACTATNCTTCAATCATCAGATGATGTACTGAAAGCACTCTATACAAATAANCTTGACCTTGCTAACTTATCTAATGAGGTTATCAAGAATACTAAAATGCTCAAGATAAAGAGTGGACTTCAGGCAGTCACATCTGCAGCTTGGGGTGCTCAAGGTGAAGCAAGGTTTGAGAGTATTAATACACGGGATGAAACATATAATAACTTAATAAAAGATGAGCTGATAAAGATGCAACAGCAAAATCCTTATAGGCTCATCACTGAAAATGATATTCCTGAAGAGAGAAAGCAAGAGTTTAAAAAGCAAGCTGCTGCTGCAGGTAATATTGACTTTGCTTTAAACATNCCACTACTTACTGCTGGTGAGCTTATACAGTTTGGTAAGGTTCTTGGTAGAGGATATAAATTCGAGAAGAGAGCTTTTAACCTGCTGCAAGATAAAGTAGCTCTTGATGAGACAGGTAAGATGGTTATCCAGGCACCTAAAGGATTCTGGCAAAAAGCTGCACGTACTGCTCTTGTTACAGGTAAGGTGCTTGAAAGGCCCTATTTTGAAGGTCAGGAAGAGCAACTTCAGTTTGCTATACAGAAAGGTTCAGAAGATTATATAGCAAGAAGGAATGACCCTAACACTCAAGGGTGGTTAACAGATGGATTTAAAGCTACAGTTGAAGGGCTATCTAAAGCCTATGGTACTCAGGAAGGCTGGGAGAACTTCCTCGCTGGGTTTATCACCTCTATGATACCTATGCCTACCTTTGGAGCTAAAGGAGCTCCTAAGTTTATGTCTCCTATGATAGAAAGCATCAAGGAGTTAAAGGAAGGTAGAGCTGCTGTACAAGCTGCTGTTAATTCCTTTAATAAGATGTACAAAACTTATGAACCTCTTATTAAAGGTATTACAGCAATACGTAGTTATGAACAAGATAAGTCCAAAGCTTTAGAGAATGATGATGTATTCTCATATGAATCAGCTAACTCAATGCAGCTTACAGAGCTTGTAGTNGCACTGCATGAGCTTGGCAGGATTGACATATTAAAAGATAAGATTGCACAAGNACGTGAGCTAAGTGGTGATGATATTGTTAAGATGCTCACTATAACCAAGGATGCGCAAGGCAACCCTCTTCCTCAGGAAAAGTGGATTAATCCTTATGAGAATACAGACCCTGATGAAGTTAAGCAGATATACAACCAGAGACTTGATAAGCTACAAGCTCAGATAGACACTATTGCTAAGATTAAGGAAGGAGTAGAAACACAATTTGGTAAATATACCAGCGCTGAAGGTAGAGTGATGCTCATTCATGACCTTGCCTATGCTGATGACCTTGACAATAGAATAAAGAATATGTCTGCTGACCTTCAGAAGCTTGGTGTTGTAGATAGTGAAAAGCTTGCTGCACTACTTGAAGAAAGAGCTAAGCTTGGTCTGGATATTGCAGATGCTACTACACGTGCTGACATATCTAAACTGNATGAGCTTAACAAGAAGATAATTGATGGTATTGTAGCCTTTGAAGGTGAGAATGCAAGACCAGAGCTTGAAGCTATGGCTAAAGCAAATCCTCGGTCTCTCATTAAAAGAGCAAGAGCTTCTATTCAGGAAGAGNCTACACGTAGAGCTGGTCTTGGCTTGATACATACCTCTATACTTGAGAAGACAAATACCAGGAGAGAAGAAATATTAAAAGAAAAAGCAGCTCTTAATGAGAATAAAGAAATAGCTGAAGAAGAAAGGACTGCTAAGAATGCAGAGCTTGACAAGCAACTTGAGATATATGATAAGGTACTTAAGACTACTCAGGATAGACTTAGTGAACTTCTTGGTAATAACTATGATTGGATAGCGGATGAACTTAAAGCTCTTGAGGAAGAAAGTGCCAGATATACTAAAGCTAAGGAAGAACTTGATGCACTTGTAAAGCAGCAGGATGCTCTTGCAGANAAGATTGCAGAAGTACAGACAAATAAACTTGCTACTCTTGGTCCTGTATATGGATTATCTAAAGAGGAGTACATCAACAGATTAGTTGCTCTGCATGATGCCCAGGAGCAGCTTAATGCCAATGTAGCTGCCAGGATGAAAGAAGCTCCTCATCTTTCTGAGGATATATTCAAGCTTGTTACTGACATAAGTAGAGCCCAGAATGCTAAGCTCGCNGCGCTTAACAATTATATGAACAATGTTAAAGCTATACATGATAATCCTGAAGCTTTTCAGAAGAGATTAGATAAGTTATTTGACCATCTTGGCAATAGAGCTATAGAGTCAAGAATTGCCACTCTTAAGGAAGCTACAGACCTTGCGAATGGCAGGATGGCTTTTGTTGATAATACTAGTAAAGAAGTTCTTGTTGCAGAGAAGAC